CTCAGAACTATGCCTTTGAATTAGAAGCTGATGGATTCTTAGACTTTACCGAAAGTAATCCATTCGGCGACCCATCGGAGACATACTAATGTTTGGTAATCACTTCTATCACTCTACTATGAGAAAGGCTGTGGCCGTTTTCGGTACTATATTTAATAATATTAATGTTATTAGAACTAAAGCTGATGGTACTGTATTAAATCAGATTAAAGTTCCACTGTCATACGGACCTAAACAGAAGTTTTTAGCAAGATTGGATCAGGCCTCGGCCACGGATGCATCTATGGCTATGAAACTCCCAAGAATGGCATTTGAAATTACATCATTAGAGCTTGACTCTACTCAGAAACTTAGCAAGAGAAACACTATTACAGAGTCTCACGCATCAGATGTTACTAAGAAGAAAACAATAAAACATCAAGTGGCATATAATATTAATATGTCATTATTTGTCATGGCTAAAAATCAAGATGATGGACTACAAGTTGTAGAACAGATTTTGCCATACTTTCAGCCAGAGTACACAGTCACAATATCGCCAGTAGAGGGGTTTGAATATAAGCAAGACGTGCCCATTATTTTAACAGGCGTTACCATTAATGATGATTATGAAGGGGATTTTCTCACACGGCGTGCTCTAATATATCAATTAGACTTTACAATGAAAATGAAATTCTTTGGGCCTACTGGTAATCAAGGTGTTATCCGTGCGGTCGCACTTGATTTAAATGGTGATCCATCTAATGTGAATATTTTAGAAAATATGGCACTTAGTATTACACCATCTAGTGCTGACGAGGATGACAATTACACTGTTACTACTGTAATTACTTAATTGTAATGGATATAATTATGGAAAATAAGAAAGATATATTAAAAGCATCTTTAGAAAAGAATCTACCCACTATTGCTAAAGATAGGCCGTTGGTGATAGATAAAGATATAAAAGATGACTACGAATTCTCTCGTGAAACCTATAAAAATCTAATCGACACCGGAACTAGGTCTTTGGATATACTTGCTGAACTTGCAAGAGAATCCGAACACCCACGTGCCTTTGAAGTGCTATCTCAAGCAATTAAGAATATTGGTGATACTACCGATAAGTTAATGAATCTCCAGAAGGCCAAGAAAGAATTAAATAAAGAAGAGAAAGAAAAGGAAGACCAAGCACGAGTTACTAATAATAATGTGTTTGTTGGTTCTACTACCGATCTACAGCGGTTACTTGCCCAAGAAAATGAGAAGATTATAAATCATGCAGCGGATAAAGAATAGCGAATTTGGCTATCTAGGTAATCCTCAGGTAAAACGGGACGGCGTAGAAACACAGTTCACTAAAGAAGAAGTATTGGAGTATGCTAAATGCATGAAGGATCCATCATACTTTGCCCGTACTTATGTTAAAGTTATATCACTTGATAGTGGTTTAGTGCCGTTTGATTTATATCCCTATCAAGAAAAGATGTTCCACCACTTCAATGATAATAGATTCTCTATTGTTTTAGCATGTAGACAGTCTGGTAAAAGTATATCATCGGTGGTATATCTACTCTGGTATGCGTGTTTTCACCCAGAAAAGAACATTGCGGTTCTTGCAAACAAGGGTGCGACTGCTAGAGAAATGTTGGCCAGGGTTACTCTTGCCTTGGAGAATTTACCATTCTTCTTACAGCCAGGTTGTAAAGCATTAAATAAAGGTTCTATTGAATTCTCCAATAACTCTAAGATTATGGCCGCGGCTACTAGTGGTTCATCTATTCGGGGTCTCTCTATCAACCTTCTATTCCTTGACGAGTTTGCCTTTGTAGAGAATGACGCACAATTCTACACCTCTACATATCCGGTGGTATCTTCAGGTAAAGATACTAAGGTTATTATTACCTCTACTGCTAACGGAATTGGTAATGTGTATCATAAGATATGGGAAGGAGCATCACAGAGTACTAATGAATATAAACCCTTTAGAGTAGACTGGTGGGATGTACCAGGACGTGATGATGAATGGAAACGTCAGACTATTTCTAACACATCTGAATTACAGTTTGAACAAGAGTTTGGTAATACATTTCATGGTCGGGGTAATACTCTTATTGATGCTAATCATCTACTAGCGCAGAAGTCAGTAGAACCCATTGAGTATAAAGAGAACATATGGGTTTACGATTCGCCTAAAGAAAATCTCGACTATATAATTACAGTAGATGTTGCAAAGGGTAGAGGACAAGACTACTCTACGTTTAATGTCATTGATGTTTCGGAAAGGCCGTTTCAACAAGTTTGCTGTTTTAGAGATAATAACATATCGCCTTTACTGCTACCCGATTTGATTTATAAATATGCTAACTATTACAATGAAGCATATGTGATCGTTGAAAGTAATGACCAAGGCGGTGTAGTTTGTAACGGCCTATACTATGATTTAGAATACGAGAATATGTTCGTAGAATCGTCAATTAAAGCTAATGCTCTTGGCGCGACAATGACTAAGAGAGTTAAAAGAATTGGTTGTTCCACTATAAAGGACTTAATAGAACAGGGTAAGTTAGTTATTAAAGATTCTAACACTATAATAGAAATGAGTACCTTTGTAAGTAGAGGGACATCTTATCAAGCAATAGGTTCTAACCACGATGATTTAATGATGAATCTAGTGATGTTTGCATGGTTTGTTACTACGGATATATTCGAAGGCATATCAGATATTAATATGAAAGATATGTTATATAAAGAAAGATTAAAAGCAATACAGGATGATATGTTACCCTTCGGTTTTACACCCGATATTGATGAATCTCCTAAGGGAGAAAAGCTGCCAGGTGATGATAACCTATGGTTTGAGGGTGATACATTTGACAATCTGTTACGATAGGATGTGGTTATTTATAAATAATAGTAGTGAAAATTCGTATGATACGGATTTAAATTCGTATTATGAGAACATATTAACTAACTCAATGAGAGGATAAAGCGATGGCATTTCAAGTATCACCGGGAGTTCAGGTTAGAGAAATCGATGCAACAGGTGTAGTACCTGCAGTATCTACTTCTATAGGCGGAACAACTGGGTCATTTAATTGGGGTCCGGTAGAACAGATTGTAACTGTAACTTCAGAGAAAGAACTAGCAGAAACATTCGGTACACCAGATCACCAAACGTATAAATCTTTCCTCACGGCAGCATCATTTTTGAAGTATGGTGGCGCACTAAAGGTCGTTCGAGCTAAAACTGGGCATGATAATGCTACAGCAACAGGCGGTGGACTTTTTGTAGGAAACGATTCAGATTATGATAACTTAACTTTAGGATCGATAAACGAAGGAGCATGGGTTGCAAAATATCCAGGCGAATTAGGTAACGGTATTAAGGTATCAGTATGTCCGGCAAATGCAACAGCATGGGCCGCTTGGGCATACGCAGGTTCATTCCCAGGACAACCAGGCACTTCTGATTATGCAGAAGCTCTTGGTAAATCATCAGCAGCAGATGAACTTCATATTGCTGTAATTGATGAAACTGGTGTATGGTCGGGTAAAATAGGAACTGTATTAGAGACTTTTGAATTTCTTTCACAAGCTTCTGATTCTAAGGGTACAGACGGTACTTCTAATTATTATAAAGACGTGGTTAATGCGCGATCTGCTTATATTAGATGGCTAGCTGCTCCTGCAGGATTAACCGATTCCGGTGCTGCAGTACCAAGTTTGGTAACATTTACTACCGTGACAGCTGCAGTTGATGCATCTCTATCCGGTGGAACTGATGATAATACACCCACGGTGGGCGAAATGGATACAGCTTTACAGTTGTTTGCAGATTCATCTACTGTTGATGTTAATCTTCTATTTGCATACCCAGACGCAAACGGCGCTTCAGACATTGCAGGAAGTCTTATCACTCTAGTAAATGCTAGAAAGGACTGTATGGCGTTTGTTTCACCACCTATTGAAGACTCTGTAAATTCATCTACACCCGTAACTGATGTTACTGGTTGGGTTGGTGGATTGACTTCAACCTCATATGCTTCTGCAGATTCTTCAGCAGTCTATGTATATGACAAGTATAGTGATGTATACCGTTGGATTGGTGCTTCAGGCCACATTGCTGGTCTATGTGCTAATACTGATGACGTAGCAGATGCATGGTTCTCACCAGCTGGTGTTAATCGTGGTCAACTACTAGGTATTGCTAAGTTGGCATGGAATCCTAATACAGCTGATAGAGACACTCTATATAAAGCAAGAACTAGCCCACTGACTTCATTGCCAGGACAGGGTACTATCTTATTCGGAGATAAAACTTTGCTCAAGAGACCATCTGCTTTCGATAGGATCAATGTTAGAAGATTATTCATTGTACTGGAAAAGGCAATTGCAACTGCTGCAGAAGCTCAACTGTTTGAATTCAATGACGAGTTTACTCGTGCACAGTTCAGAAACTTGGTTGAACCATTCTTACGTGACGTAAAAGGTCGTAGGGGTGTTACAGACTTCTCAGTTGTGTGTGATACTACTAACAACACAGGTCAAGTTATTGATACTAATAGTTTTGTTGCTGATATTTTTATCAAGCCAGCAAGGTCTATTAACTTTATCAATCTTAACTTTGTGGCAACAAGAACCGGCGTAGATTTCTCTGAAATCTCTGGCGTATAAGGGAGAATAGAAATGGCAATTTTAGGCGTAGATGATTTTAAATCCAAGCTGATTGGTGGTGGTGCTCGTGCTAACATGTTCAAAGTTACTTGTAACTTTCCTAGTTATGCAGCGGGCAATGTCGAATTAACTTCTTTCTTAGTGAAGGGTGCTCAGATGCCTGCTTCCATAATTAGTCCTATCATGATTCCTTTTCGTGGTAGACAATTACAGATTGCAGGTGACAGAACATTCGAGCCATGGTCAATAACCGTTATTAACGATGTTGACTTTAGTGTTCGTGGTGCTTTTGAAAGATGGATGAACGGTATCAATAACCATAATAATAACACCGGACTATCTAATCCTACTGACTATCAGGCTGACATGATTGTAGAACAATTAAATAAAGCTGGAGAAGTCACTAAGAAGTATGATATCCGTGGTACTTTCCCAACGAACGTGAGTGCAATTGAACTCTCTTATGATTCTGAAAACCAGATCGAAGAGTTTACAGTTGAACTACAAGTTCAGTATTGGGAGTCTGATACTACATCATAATTTGGTGTATAAATATAGTAGAAGGAGGGATTAAATTCCCTCCTGATATTATTTGAGGAAATATATATGGCCGATTTTTTTGGTTTTGAAATAAAGAGAAAGGGTAATGTAGAGCCAATCCGGCCTTCATTTGTACCCAATACAGAAGAAGATGGTTCTGGCGTTATTCAAGCTGGTGGCCACTTTGGTGCGTATCTCGATTTAGATGGAGATAAAGCCAAGAATGAAGTCGATTTAATATTTAAGTATAGAGATATTGCGGCTCAACCAGAAACCGATGCTGCTATTGAAGACATTGTTAATGAGTCTATTGTGGGCGACAATGATGAAGCTCCTGTAAACTTAATTCTGGACAAGTTGGAAATTTCGGATAAGATTAAAGAGTCTGTTAAGAACGAGTTTGAAACAGTATTACAGTTATTGAATTTCAACGCATATGCACATGATATATTCAGAAAGTGGTATGTTGATGGAAGATTACCTTATCATATTATTATTGATGAAAAGTCTCCAAAGAATGGTATTAAAGAATTAAGATATATTGACCCTACTATGTTAAGGAAGGTCAAAGAGATCGAAGAAGAAAAAGATCCTAAAACTGGTGCAATGATTATTACCAAGCAGCAAGAATACTTCTTGTTTCAAGATGGTAAGATGAATGCTTCTAATCAGGGAATTAAGATACATCCAGATGCTATCGCTTATGCAACTTCTGGTATGTTGGATCCTACTAGGAAAAGAATTTTATCTTACTTGCACAAAGCAATTAAGCCTGTTAACCAATTAA